CACATGGACGCAAAGCTGATCTGGGACGGGGAAGCCCACCGATCCCGAAGCATCACAAAGGCTGAACGATTCGCGGCCTTCTCTGATCATGAGACTAGAGACATCAGTGACTACAAGCCGAGCCACATTCATAGGTTCTTTGATAGTCTTGAGGAAGCTGGGCTGTCGAATAACACCATCAACCACTACGGGGCTATGATAGTTAAGGTTTTCTCTCATGCAGTCTCTGAGGAACACATTACTCATGTTCCCAAGTTTAAGTATCGCAAGGTCAAAGGCAACAAGAGACCTTTGTACTTTACTTTGTCACAGATCGAATTAATGTCTGCCTACTTTCGGAATAGTGAGGACTTCAGAGACTTGGAGTTTTACCTAATAATCGGGATTAACACAGGAATGCGAATAGGCGAAATAAGAAGTATCAATGAGCAAACGCTAGCAGTCGATGAGACTGGTGGTTACTCAGTCTATTTAGCTGACACAAAGAACGGCGACAGCCGCACAGTTCCTGTAAATGACGAAGCCTTGAGAGCAATTCGTGCACTTGGAACTGATGTCTCTAAGAACTGGAACAGCAAGTTGTTTTATCGGGGGTGGAAGCACATGAGACGTGCAGTCCTTGCAGACGACAGCCGTTATACGTTCCATACGACTAGGCACACTTGTGCAACCACTTTGGCAAACAGTGGAGCATATAACACCGACTTGATTGGTAAATACTTGGGTCACAGGGATTTAAACACGACCCGTAAATACATAAAGACAGAACCAGAGACCTTGAGGTCTATGGCAGAACTAATGAGAGGAGCAAAAAGCAAAACTATTACAACACCACAAGTCAAGCAGGGTGAACTGTTTGAACTGGAAACATGAGAAAAGGGAAGTAAAGTAACAATGACAAATAAAGTAAACATAAAAAACAGCGGCAATGGCTTACGAGCCAGTAGTTGGGGTAATCCTCACTTTGCCCCACCTGTTATAACTAATTTTATAACTAATAAAGTAAACAATGTGAGCAGTTTGAGAAAGATTAGTATATGGTCTGAAAACACAGCAACCAAAGAGGGGAACAGCAACAATGGTTTCTTTTCAATCCGTATGTCTAGCTGGTGTAATCCACAAACCGCGCCACCTGTTGCAACTAAGAAAGCAGGGGGAGACAAGCAATGAAAAAGGACATACCACAGCAAGCCAACCCCATCGCAGAAGCCTACAACGAGACCATGAGGGAAGATGGCAGACGTAAGTTTAACGAGAAGTATCAACAGGCAGAAAACGTCACAGAGCAAGCACCAGAATACAGTCAACTAAAGCAGGTATTAGACTTAGTTGCAGACGGACTTACCAAAGACATAGAGCAAGCTAGAAAAGGCAAAGGACGCCGCCCAACGTGGCTTAACGACCTTATGCACCTAGACCCACGACAGTTGGCACTCATTGGCCTTCAGACGTGTTACAACGCCGTTCTAAAGGACAGTACGCTCAGTAGTGTCACCCAAGAAATCGGCAGTCTTATAGATCGTGAATGTTTGGCGTTGGAGTTGTTACATAGCGACGACGAGGAAGCCAACAGAAACAATAGACGCATAGTCAAGATGGTGTCTGAAGCCCACACGTCAGCACACATCAGACTGAAGGCACTCAGGAACATCGCTACGAAGAACGGCACAAAGTCCATTTACTTTGGTATTGCCGAAACTAAAGCAGACATAAAGATGCATCAGAAAAGACGTACAGCAAACTCTGCACCAATCATTTCAGCCATCTTCCAGCATTGCCATGTGTTCCAAAAGGACACGCAGTTTACAACCCCAACCAACAGCATCACAAGACTTTCTTTTACTGATGAAGCTATGAGGCAGATTGAGAACAGCAAAGAGTATTTGCAGTGGTCACAACCGCTACTCAAGCCCATACCAATGGACAGCCCGAACCCGTGGATAGGCTTCCATACAGGGGCTTATAAGGACTGGAGACTAGCCGAGTGCGTGAAGCTGGTCAGAGGGGCTAACAGCAAGCAAATTGAGGCCATAGAGCACAGTTTCAAGGGTGAAACTCCAGAACACTTTAGAGCACTCAATGCACTGCAAGAAACTAGGCTGTGTATCAATGAAGATATGCTTGAAGTAGTGGAATGGTGCTGGGAAACTAGGCAATCTTTTGGTAAATTTCCCAAGAGAGATAAACCAGAGTTTCCGAGGCTACCCAAAGACCACATGACAATGGATCAGGAGCTAAAGAAAGCCATTAAAGAAGACCAGAGAGAATGGCGAAACACAGACCGCAGGGTCAAGGGTGCTGAAGCTGTCATGAAGCAAGACCTTCAGATAGCTAATGAACTGGCAGTCCACGATTACTTTACGATCCCTTGGGCTTGTGATTTCCGAGGCCGCTTTAACATGGTTCCGTCTTTTAACTACCACAGGGACGACCACATTAAGTCACTCTTTCAGTTTCAAAGAGGACGTGTTGTCGATGGTCAGAACATTAGGTGGCTAAAGATACACATCGCTAACTGCTCTGGCTTTGAGAAAATCGACAAAGCACCTCTTGATGAGCGTGTAGCTTGGTTTGACAAGAATGAAGGTGTACTTTTGGATATGGCTAAAGACTATAAGAACAGTCTGGGTCAATGGTCAGGTGCAGACAAGCCTTTTCAAATGTTAGCCGCAATCTTCGAATATTCCAGATACCTAGATGAAGGTGAAGACTTTGTTGGCTTCATACCAATTTCACTGGATGGGACTAATAGTGGCGTTCAGCATTATTCTATGCTTACTCGTGGAGAGGATGAGGGTAAACTTGTAAACCTAGTACCACAGGCTGAAATGGCTGACCTTTATCAGACTGTAGCTGATAAGGTACAGACGAGGCTCAAGGTTGATCTAAATGACAGTAGTGACTTTAGAAAGAACCCCATCACTAAGGCAGAACTAGCGCGTATTTGGTTGGACTATGGTGTGGACAGGAAGCTGTGTAAGAGACCTTCAATGGTTTTTGCTTATAGTTCCGTTGCGGCTGGTATGACTGGTCAATTCATGGAAGACGTGATGAAACCGCTACAGCGTGACGTGAGCTACGGGGACATCGAGTTTCATCCGATTGCTCGGACTAACAAAGAGCGAAAAGTTGCGGCTCGTTACCTTGCTGAACACTGTTACGACAGCATTGTGGAGACATTGCCCAAGGCCGCTGAAGCAATGAAGTGGATACAGTCGTGTACCAATGTTCTCAGTAAGCAAAACAAGCTGGTCAACTGGACTTCACCCAGCGGATTTAGGGTCTTCCACAGCTACCTAAAGCGAGACAGGGTGGAGACTAAGATATTCCTGTATGACACAGCAGTAGGCATGAGAACGAGGTCTAAGGTATCCTTATCGTTGGACACAGGTAAGGTGGATGTCAGGAAGAACACAGCCAGCGTGGCGGCTAACCTGATACACTCTTTAGATGCCTCTGGCATGGCTAAAACTATAGTCAAACTGTTAGACGCTGGGGTGACTGAAGACTTCTTTATGATCCACGACAGCTTTGCAATCTCAGGAGATGTAGACGACCTGTATCATGGGGTGCGTGAAGCCCATATTGAGATGTATGCTGAAGAGAACCTGTTGCTGAAGTGGCAAGAGGAACTAAGGCAACAGCTGGATCACCCACACGACTTTGAGAAGGCTGGGGTCAACCCAATTCCAGAGATGGGAACCCTAGACTTACAGCTGATAAGGGAGAGCCAGTTCTGCTTTAGTTAATACTTTTGTCACCCTTAAGAAGCCCCTAGGTCAATCTCCCTACTAAGGACTCTAAGGGCTTCTCCTCCTCCAAACTTAAAGGCCATCCATAGACTCTATGGGTGGCCTTTTTACATTAGAAAGACAAAAGTATGGCTAAGAAACAAAAGATACTATTTCAGACACCTATTGGCGTGGCTAAGTACCCACACCTAAACGAACCAGACACAGCATTTGATAGCGAAGGTAAATACAAAACTGAACTACTTGTGTCACAGAAGGATGCAAAGCCTTTAATTAAGATAATTAATGAGGCCGCTAAAGCAGAACATGGTTCAGAGAATTGCAGATTTCCTTACCAAAAAGATGAAGAGACTGGGGAAGTAGCGTTTAAATTACAGTCTAAGTACCAACCTAAATTCTTTGATACAACGGGTCAATTAGTGCCAGAGGGCAAAGAGCCAAGGATAGGCGGTGGTAGCCGACTTAGACTTAAAGGAACTTTGAACGTCTACAAGGTCTCAGGTCAAGCTGGTGTTTCAATACAACTAGCTTCATGTCAGATTGTAGAAGCCAGCCAAGGCATGAATGGTCAAGGCTTTGATGCAATCGAGGAAGGTGGATTTACAATAGATACATCGGCTGTCGATGGTAGTTTTGGTACTCCACAGGATGCGGACAACTTTGACTTCTAAACACAGATACCGAGGTGTCAAAGAAGGCTACAGGTCAGGTCTTGAGGTAGGTGTAGCAGAAGAACTTAGGCGACTAGGTATACCATTTACCTATGAGAGCCAGAAGCTGACCTACACAATCCCAGCGCGGACTGCCAAGTACACCCCAGACTTCATTCTCCCGAAGGCTGGTGGTGTGTGGTTCTTAGAGACTAAGGGGCGTTGGGTCACAGCTGATCGGCAGAAACATGT